ACAGAGAGCATCAGATTTGGTGTTCTAGAAAGAATTACTGTCAATACTCAAGGTAGAGGTTATGCAAAACCACCTTTTGTATTGGTTGATCAAGTTCCTAACAAAGCAAGAGCAGTTCTTGCTGGTCAGGTTGTAGAAAGCATCATCGTTGATACTGATGACATCTACCCAATCACTCCAGAGATTACAATTACATCTGGTAGAAGAGCAGAAGTGCGTGCTATTGTAACTGGTGGTAAAGTTACTAGTTTACAGATTGACAATCCTGGTGAATATTATTCTTCACCACCTGTTGTAAGAATTAGAGATAATGCTGGTCGTGGTAGATTTGCTACTTACAATGCTGTTGTAAGTGGTGATGGTGAGATCACTGGATTTGAAAAAATTGATGAAGGCAACTTCTATAATCAAGATACTGTAATTGTTGATATCATTCCTGTTGGCGAAGGTGCAACAGGTACACCTGAACTTAAGGAATGGAACTTTAACAGATACAAAAAGAATGAAGAACAGTTAGATACAGAAAATGGTTACATCTTCCAAAACTATAACCCTGTCCTAGAGTATGGTTATGGTTATCTTGGAAACCCAAAAGCATTGCGTGTTGCTCTAAACGACAACCTCAATTCTGCTGGAACAGAACCAGCAACTAAAACTCACTCACCAATCATTGGTTTTGCTTATGATGGCAATCCAATCTATGGTCCGTTTGGTTATCTCAATCCACTAGATGCTACTTCTGCAATTAGAAGAATGTCTTCTAGTTATGCCATTAAAGGATCTCGTTCAAATGGTCCTGCTATTAACAAGTATCCATTAGGCACATTCATTGACGACTACGAGTACACGCACAAAAGTGGTTCTCTAGACGAAAACAATGGAAGATTTTGTGTTACCCCAGAATTTCCGCAAGGAACTTATGCTTATTTCATTACTATTGATAGCAATCAAGTACCGCAATTCCCATACCTTCTAGGTGCTAACTTCTATTCTCTACCTGTTGACAGTAACTACAACTCTAATATCAGTCAGTTAGAAATACCAAAGAAAGCGAGAAGGTTCTTTACGGCAGGAATGCCAAGAAACGGCGAGGGTTTCATCGGTCAAATTTCTGATGTATCGCCAGGTACAGTTGACAGTGTTGCTATTGAAAGTTCTTCTGCAAACTTCTCTGTTAACTCTAAAGTATATTTTGACAATGAAGGAACAGAAGGTTCTGAAGTTGAAGCACTAGTTTCTAGTGTTAAAGGAAAAGGTGTAACTTACCTAGAATCAAAAGAAAGAAAAGTAGTCAAGTTGACTACAATTCAAACTGCATATCTATTTGCTGATGATACACTAAGACAACCATCTTCTGGTGCTTTTGGTGAAATCGTTGGTACTGTCGCTAGTGATAACGTTATTGTTCTCAAGAATGTAAACGGTACATTCGATACAACAGGAACGTTCTCTGCTGACATCAAAACATTTACTATTCTTCTAGATCAGAACAGTTCTTATACTGAAGGTGCAATCCTCAGTCTTACAGATGGTCAAAGCGATCCTGTTGCTACTGGTGAAGTTCTAGAAGGAACCTCTAAGCAAAACGTAGTCAAGATCAAGGTTACCAGTGGAACTTGGGAAATAAACGATGACTACTTTATTCGTTCTAGTAATCTATTCAACACTGTTGGATCTAGAATTGTCACACTTACCTCTTTGAGTGATAATCTAGAACCATTTGATGTTAATCAAAGTGTAGCATTGGTTGAGACTGATGCACCACATGGTCTTGGTATTGGTGATAAGGTTGATATTTCAATCACTCCAGACGATACAAATAAACTTAAGACTTATTATCTAAGAAAGAGACTATATCAAACAGCAACTCTGATTGCACCTATTGTTAACACAGAGGTTAAGGATACTGGTATTGGTAGGTTCCAACTATTAAATGCTGGTGCTGACTATACAGCAGGAACATATAATAACGTTGCATTGACTGGTGGATCTGGTACAGGCGCTACTGCAAACATTGTAGTTGCTAGTTCTGGTCGAGTTACTAGTGTTACGATCCAAGCAAAAGGTTCTGGATATGCTAAGGCAGACTATCTAGGAATTGCTGATGAAACTTTAGAGAGATCTGGTGCTTCTACTAGCACACAACGTCTTACACTGTACATTGACCATGTAGGTCTAGCAGCAGGAGAGACTACCCTCTTTGTTGATAGCACTATTGGTTATGCAAATGGTGACTTGATTACAGTTGGTGATGAAATCATGGAAGTCACTGCTGTTGCGTCTGGATCTTTGACTGTAGTCAGAGCTAGAGAAAATACTGTTGATAAAGATCATTACGATAATCAACCAGTACAATTATACAAAGCAAAATACAATTTCAATTCTAACTTCCAGATTTTCTCTGGTGCTAACTCTGGACGTGTTCAGTCATATGACAGAGACACTCAGAAAATTATTATCACATACCCATATGCTACAACTGTACTAACAGCAAACGAAGTTGCTCAAACTTCTAGTTTCTTTGATAGCAGCACTCCAGCAAGACTTGTTAGTGTAAACTCTGCTGGTCCTCTAGAATTCAAATTTGAATTCTCTGAAGATAATACTACTTTCACTCCTAATCCAAACATTGATATTCAGGAGTTTTACAAGTATAAGTTTGACACGTCTCACTCTTCTATGACTGGGACTTACTTTGATTTGTCACCTAGTAAGAACTTTAACCTTGAGACTGTAGAAAAGACTGCTAGCACCATACTTCCTGGTAATGCTGGTGCATTTACAGATGTCAAGTTTGGATTTGGTTCTAGACTTGCTACTAACAATTATCAAACAAAAGTAGGAACAGATTTCACAAACTTCTACTATTATGATAGAAAGAATATTGTTAAATCTGATGATGCATACCTAAAAGTTATCACTGATCCACTACAAGGAGTTAAGAATGTAAACTATGTCACATCTAATCGTTTTGTCTACGATGTACCTAGTGTGCCTCTTTGGGATGGTTCTGGATCCATTTCTTATACTACTACTGGTGAGTTCTCTATTGGTGAGATCAATGGATTTGCGGTCACAAACCTTGGACTGAATTATAAGAAAGTTCCTATTGTTGTAGGTGTAGATCCTACACCTGATTATAAAGGTGCTGCTACTGTATTGTATGATACCGCGTCTAAAACTATTACTGGTGTCAATATTACAAATAAAGGTTCTAACTACTCAAATCCAAAAGTTGTAATTACTAATGGTGATGGTGCTGGAGCAACATTTGACATTATTGTAAGACAGGGACAGATTTTCTCTATCACAGTCAAAACTCCTGGTAGAGGTTATACCTTTGCACCTGACATTGAGATTGTAGAAAGTAATGTTGCTGCATATGCAGAAAGTCAGACTATTGGTTTGCCAAAGAGTATCACTGTTTCTAACAATGGTGGCGCATTCCACCTAGACAAAACTGTTGGTTCTACTTTCCAATCTAATTCTATCTTTGTTGTCACTAATGCTACTGGACAATTTAGAAAGGGTGAAACTATCAAACAGATTATTGATAACGTTGAAGTAGCAAGAGCAAAAGTTGTTGAGTGGAGAAAAGGTTCTAACCTACTCAAGGTTGAAAACATCACTGGCATCTTCAGACAGAACATGTCTTTCCAGACTGATGTCACACCAGTTACTGCTACACTCAAATCTGTATTTGTTACTACATTTGAAGAGCAGATTACAAGTTTCTATGACAACCTAGGTTTCTTCAGAACTGATCGTGGTAGATTGGGTGTATCAAACCAGAAGATTGTCGATAGTTACTTCTACCAAGATTATTCTTACGTTGTTAAGTCTAAGACACCAATCAATCAGTGGCGTGAACTTATCAAGTCTACCACACACCCTGCTGGTTTCCAACTATTTGGTCAAGTTGATGTAGAGGGAACTGCTTCTACCGAAATGCCAGAAGAAATGCCAAAGGCATCTCACTTCTCGGTCATTCAACTATGGGATCCAAACAAGAATAAGATTACAATTGAGAGCACTAAACAAACTCTTACTCAAACTGTCCAGAAAATTGAGAACCAGAGAATTCGTAGAGGTGTTGGCGCTGCAGCATCTTCTGAGTTTAACTTCAACGAACTACGTGCTTTTGAAGTAAAACTACAAGAACCATTCAACGGTGTAAATGGTGTAGATGCAACTGGTGCTTCTTACACGGGTGGAGCTGAAACAGTTGGAAGAAAAACATTCACATTGTTGGATGAACTAGGTCAAGCATTTACTCCATATAGTGCAAATAATTTGATTGTTACTTTGGATGGTGTTTTACAAGAACCAGGATCTTCTTATACTATTAGTGGAACACAAATCACATTTAGTGAAGCACCATTAGGTCCTTCTGCTAAGCAGACTGGTGAAGCACAAACAGATTTGTCTGAATATAAGGGTGTCACTTTCTATGCGAAGTACATCGCATTTAAAGACAATACCTTTAATAACAAACACTTTAAAAAGTTAAGAAATATTTTCCAGCGTAATGGCAGATACATTGACGCTGCAAATCAAATTGAAAGAAATATTGACTTTATTATTGAGGAAACAATTGGGTGGGCAAAACTAACTTACCCTGGTTTAGATTGGAGTACAAAAACTGATGATTACCAAGAAAACATCAGAACAATTCTGAAAGCACTAGATCATGATGTTAGATTTGGTGGTAATGTCAAAACTGTCGATTATGTTTCTCTCTTTGATGAAGACGATCAGTATCTGTACATTCAAAATTACAGAACTGAGAGTTCTGCTATTTTTGCATACGCTGTAAGACTAGCAAAACTTGCAACTAGAAATTGGGATTACACAGATACTGCTGCATCTTATCTACAAGGTTCTAGAATTGTATCGATTTCTTCTACAGATAATGTTGCTATTGGAATGTATGTCAGTTCTGGTAGAGCATTCCCTGCAGATACAAAAATTATTTCTATTGATAATGCTACCCAAGTAACAGTAAGTCATGCTGCACTTGCTAATTCTGGTGGTGGCGGTGGTGCTCCTGTTGGTGTCACTTCTCTAAGTGGCACAGCAACTACAGGATCTGTTCCTACAAACACTGGTCAGGTTCCTGTTGGTGATACTTATGAACTACCTCCTGGTGTTACTGTTACAACTCCAACTTCCTTCTCTGGTAGCGACCAAGTAACATTCTCCTTGAGTGGTCTTAACAATGGCACATACTATGATGCTTCTACTTTAATTCATTCAAACAAAGAATGGATTAAACAATCTTCTGTTGATTGGGCAAAGACTGCTTATCCTTCTTTAAATTGGGAAGATCCCACCAGTACAAGAGTTCAGGCACAAGGAACATTAAATGTATCACGTTATCTAGATGTTGGTACGGTACAAATTGTAAAAGGTGAAGTTGTTACAAATAATCAGAGCTCAGCATACTTATGTGAAGACAAGAATGACGGTTATGAAACTGCTCCTACATTATATGTCTTCCCTGCTGCTAACACTGTAGTAAGTCCAACTAATCAGACTGGTACTGGTTGGGAACTTAGTGCTGATCTAGAACTGAATGGTTACATCAAATCAATCAATATCACCAATGGTGGTAGTGGTTATGATCCTGCTAATCCACCAACTGTCACACTTGGTGGTGACATGTCTGGTCTTACTGCTACTGCTGTTGTCACTGGTGATGCTGTTACTAGTATTACTATTACTGGTTATATCATCGGTCAAAGATATCGTGAAGTTACTGTTAATGAGCAGACGACATATGTAGAACAAGAGAACTACTCCAATAAAGAAATTACTATTGCTGGTAACGCTGAAGCAGAGATTGTTCTTGGTAAGAGAATTGGTAATATTTGGATCACTGAAACTGGTGAATTTAATATTGGAGTTCCAATTGGTTACATTCGTGGTATTGGTGGTAATGCAGTATCTGACTTAGACGCAAACTGCCGTGTTAAAAAGAAAACTACTTTTACTGTCTTGAACCCAGGTTATGGTCATGATCCAGAAACAGCAGTTGTTAATCTCTCATGGCTTACTGGTTCTTACCAGTTTACACCAACAGCAAAGGCAGAGTTTGATGATGAAGGAAGATGTATTGCTGTCAATATTGTTGAAGAAGGTGATTTTGCACTAACACCATTTGCAATCTTTACTATTTCTGGTTTTGCTCCTGGTGGAACTTATGATATTCAGACTAAGTGCAAGCGTGATGTTGGATATTTTGTTGATGCCATCGTTTACCATCTTCAGTTAGGTGGTAACGAGCAAGTCGTTGATTTTGGAAGGTTCTACTATCAAAGTGCTAAGTACCCACAATCTGAAAAGTTAGATTTTGTCAACAACGAATTGACAGAAACCTTAGCAACATTTGAGTATGCTAAGAACCAAATGATTGCTGCTATGAGAAATCAAGGACCAATCACAGATCCTGATGTTCTCATAGATAACGTAACTCCTGTATGTGCTGAAGTAGAAGCATCACTGAATAATTTCTATGGAATTGTTGAGGACATTCTACTTAATGGAAAGGGTGTTGTGCCTAAGACTTCAATCAATCCTAACAGATCTGGTGCATACACAGGATCTCTTACATATTCTAATTACAATATCATTCTTGATCCAAACATTCCTCTACAAGAGTGTGAGGATGTCATCTCTGGTATCAATTCACTATATGATAACATTGATGATGTTATTAATCGCGAGACAGTTATTAGAACACTTCCTGACTTTATCGATGGTGAAACCAAAGAATTTGATCTCTACTGGGAAGATGGTACAAACGTACTATTAGAAGAAGAGGAGAACTTGTTCTTATCTCTAAATGCTGTACTACAAAAACCAAAGTATACGGAAGACTATCCACTGTTTGATGCATACTTCATCGATAAAGAAGTTATTCCAAACAGAATTAAGTTTGATGTTCCACCAATTTGGGATCAAGACTTTAGTGCTAAGAGTATTGGCGAACCAACCGCAGTTGAGAAACTAGTCGGTCTTGGTGTTGGTAACTATAAGAGACTTACTATTGACTATGCACTAGTCAATGATCAGAGAACTGGTCCTTTCCTAATCTTGGATGTACTAGACAACTCAGTACAAAATATCGAAGCACCTGAAAACCTTTATGTCTTCCTTGACGGTGTACTTCAGAGAGAAGGAGAGAGGGAATCTTACACTGTATCTGGTCCAAATATCTTCTTCAAAAATCCAATCAAGAAGGAAATGAAGATTGATATGAGATATCTCTTTGGTAGAGATGTTGGATCAATCTTGAGTATCTATGATTATGCTCCTGACGCTTACTTTAGTAAAGCTACCTTTACAATTACTGGACTTTCTTCTTCTGTCTGGGATGCATATTCTTCATACACTTGGATGAGTGATAAAGTTGGTAGTGCTATCAATGTATATCAACAAAGAGCAAATGGAACATACAATATGCTTGGTGAAATTTCCAATGTTTATTGGAATGGATCTGATGCTGTATGGAACCTCAAGTCTCAAAACCCAGTCATAGAGGCAGGTCTCGATCTTAAGTTTGCAGTTGCAGAAAGACCTGATAGAATTTACACAATCAGTACATCAGATTATACTACTGCTACTATTTCTAACTTCGATACAGATGATCTAGGTAGAAAACTACTTACAGATGACAATGCATCGTGGTTTGGAACCTTTATTGGTAAGTCTTACAGAAATCCATTCGTATATCTTGCAAACAAAGATAAAGTTCGTTTGGAAGGCGAAAATAAATTCCGTGAAATTAAGCAGTTACCAGAAAAAGCAACTTCTAGGGAAGGTAGAGATGGTAAGCAGACATCACATGAGATGTTTGGTTCTGTTCAAATTGAAAACTATGTTGGTATTACCAGAGGTGAAGGTCTATCAGTAATCGCTGAAATTGAGAATGGTGTCGTTACTAATCTCGTTTGGAACCAACGTAGTTATGATCCTATCACACAACCTACTGCATACCAGTATTATACACCACCAGTTCTTAAATTTGTACCACTAAATGGTGATGGTGGCGGTGCTAGAGCGAATGTTCTTGTACAAAAAGGACAAGTCATCAGTGTTGATCTAATTGATGGTGGTTCTGGTTATACCAAGGCACCTCAGGTAATCGTAGCACGTAGATATGACATCCTAACAGAAAGAGACATTGGTGTTTCTATCATTAAGGCAGGTGTCAATCCTGTCGTACCTTATGGTCAAATCAACGTCCAAGTTGATGTTGATGTTCAAAACGTAGCAGGTCTCAACAATATTACTGGTATTGCTGCTATCAGCATGAACAGTCCTGTGGATGCTGAGACAGATGATATTATCAGTCATGTATATCCAGAAGCAGAACAAGTTGGAAATGATCTTGCTCAAGTAGGATTTGAAAAGTTCACAAAACAAGCACCAGTAGTTAAAACTGTTGAGGTTACTAAGGATCATCTACAATTTGTTAATGTATTTGCTACTAGCGTAGATACAATTAAGAGTACATCTGTTGTACAGTTTATCAACAAGTATGTTACAACGTTTGAGAATATCATTCCTAACGATGCACTATCTAATGTTGAATACTATACAACTGGTGCTTATCTACAGGTTGATCTAGATCCAACAGAAAATGTAATTTACATTGCAGACACCAGTAAATTCAAGTCATCTGGTTATCTGTTGATTGGTGATGAGACTGTATTCTACTATCGTAAGATTGGTGATCGTTTCCTCCAAGTCCAAAGAGGACAAGAAGGAACCACTGCTCAGGCATGGGTTGCTGGTACATTCCTAAGACAACTCCCAGATCCTATTACTTCCGTATCTGCTGCTGTTACTCAGGTTGAGAGCGAGAGCAAGTTGGTTGCAGTCTCTGCTGCATCTGGAACTACAGCAACTGGTCAAGATAGAAAGAGACAACTACAATATGTTGCTCCTGTTGTAACTCTACAATCTACATCTGTTGTAGGTGTTGGACAATTACAACTCCAGAGCACTTCTACAATTACAGAGGTTATTGTTGATGCTCAGAGGGTCTATGATATTGATGAAGCAAATATCACACAATCCAGTCTACAATATAATGCAACTCAGGTCAACGCTCAAGTTCAAGCTGTAACTTCGGACTTTGTAACAGAAAGAGTTGAACTAACTGTTACTAAAGCAGGATCTGAATTCTTCTTCGACCTACCACCAGGCGGTGCTGTTGATGGTTATGAAGAAAGCGCATTCTTTACTGATCCAATTTCTACTAGACAAAATGGTTTAGTTGATCTTGTAGATAATCAAGGTCTCTACTCTGTCGTACTGAGAGGTGGAGCTGAAATTGAGATCGTAAACGCGGTCTTTGGAGCATTTGCAGCATTTGTTGGTGTGTACGCAAAAACAAACGCTGGTTTCACAATCAGTCACCGTGATGGTATCTTTGATGACGGAACTTCAAATGTATCTGGTTTGACTATTGCTGACTTTGACTTCTACTTCCCATCGATCTCAATTAGAGACTTTGCTGAGAGAGGAGATTCTTCGTTTGCACTAGACGGAACCAAGTTTATCTTGATGCCTCCTTCGATCCAAAACCCAGTCACCATCACAACTAGTGGTGTTGATATCAATGGTGAGTTAGATGTCAATTCGACGAATTACTTCCCAACTACTGGACACATTTTGATTAAGTTGAATAGTGGAGTTTATGCTGGTACTACCTCCGTATTTGAATACACTGGAAAGAATGCTACAACATTCACTGGTGTGACTAAGATTAGAGGTGATGGTTTCCCATCAACTGGTGATGAGGTAATCCCATTTACAATTGACTAAATACAGTATAAATATAAATAACTCAGGCACAAACATAACGTCGGACAAAGAACACCATGGCTGCTATTATTTCTGATAAGTTTCGTATTTTTAACGCGAAGCAATTCCTAGAATCTCTAACAGAGGGACCATCCGCCGCATCGGCAGAAAGAACGAGGATGTATTTCTTCGTGGGTCGTCCACAACCTTGGAGAGCGTATCTTGAGATCTATTCAAAGGGTTCGACATCCTTTACCGTTGGCGATGAGGTGTATGTAGGAACATATGGTTCCACCACCTTCCGCGCAACCATTGCTGCTGTTTATGATAGTGCCCTCCTTCTGACCGACGTTTTTGGTAGCAACGGTGTTAACTCCACTCCTTCCCTAGCAGCTGACCTCAAGTGCCGTACTGGTGCAACAGGTGGTTCTGGTGGATCCGACACAGGTGCTACTGCAAAAGCAGGCATCTACCGTTATGCAACTGAGGATCTTCCCCCTCTTCCTCTAGATAACCAGGCAGAAAAGGTAGCAATCTATGACGAACTAATTGCTGCTAAGCGTATTACTGATGCATTTGCAAGAACAGTAATCCGTCGTTATAACTGGAACACCACAGTCAACCCTAAGTTTGACATGTGGAAGCCTGATTATTCTGACACTCCTTCTGGTGGTGGTGCAATTGGTAAGTCTACCGCTACTGGTCAAACAAGTATTTCTGAAGCGAAGTTCTATGTAATGAACTCCAGATATGAAGTCTTCAAGTGCCTCTTCAACGGCGAAGATCCTTCTAACGCTACTGGTCAAAACGCAACCGAAGAACCAATCAAGGATGCAGCAAACTATGATGCTGCAAGTGGTCTTTACACTGAGAGCACTGGTGCTGGTTACGTTTGGAAGTATATGTACACCATCCCAACTGATGATGTCATTAAGTTCCTTTCTTCTGACTTCATGCCAATCGTTCTACCTACTGATGCATCCAGAATTGGTGTTGTAGGTCAGGTAGTTGACGGTGCAGTTGATGCTGTTGTCATCGAAGATGCTGGCACTGGTCTTCCTGCTTCTCAAACTCTATACTCTGGTATCAAGGGCGATGGTTCTGGTGGTGTTGTACAGTTCGTTACTAACGGTTCTGGTACAATTACATCTGCTTCGATCCAAGCACGTGGATCGGGTTACACCTATGGTAACGTTCTTCTAGATAACGGCAACCTCTTCTCGGATGCTGGTCTAAGCAGCGGTGTTGCAACCCCAGGTGGCGCAAGCGGTGCTCTCGAAGTAATCATGCCTCCTCTAGGTGGTCATGGTTCGGACCATGAAACAGAACTTAACGGTAAGCGCGTGATGACAAACATCCGCCTCACCTATTCTGAAGGTTCTGGCGACTTCCCTGTTGATAACGACTTCCGTCGTATCGGTATCATTGCTGATCCTATCGAGCAAGGTTCTACCAACTTCATCACTGATGACACAGTTTCTGGTCTTAAGGCAGTGAAGATCACTGGTGCAACTGCTGATTACTCGATTGACGAGAAGATCCAACAGACTGTTGCTGGTGGTACAGCATATGGTACAGTTGTTTCTTGGACACTAGATGCAGGTTCTACAACCGCTGGTGTTCTTAAGTACATCCAAACCAATGATGCACACCTCGATGCTGGTGTTGTAAGACCATTTGCATCTTCTGCAAACCCAATCACTGGTGAAAGTTCTACTGCTTCTGGTAGCGTACAAACTGGTTACTCTGGTTCCCTAGTTGGTTCTACTTTCGCTTCTGGTCTTGCACCTGCTGAAATCAAGAATAACTCTGGTGAGATCATCTACGTTGAAAACAGAAGACTGATCACTCGTGCTCCTGACCAGATTGAAGATATCAAACTTGTTATCGAATTCTGATTAAAATACATATTATTAAGTCCCCCGATCACTCGGGGGATTTTTTTTAACTCTACTAAATACTAGGGACTAGATACTAGCGATTTGGCGGAGTACAATGCCACAGAAGACTAACCTCAATGTAAATCCTTATTATGAGGACTTTGACGCGAGTAAGAATTTTTATAAGATTCTATTCCGTCCTGGTTACTCGATCCAAGGTAGGGAATTAACCCAAGTACAATCTATTCTCCAAAATCAATTGGAGAGTTTTGGTAAATATGCATTCAAGCAGGGCGAACAGGTAATCCCTGGTGAGGTAGGTCTTAATACGAAATTAGACTACGTTAAGTTATCTTCTGTTTCTGAGGTTGCAATCTCAGAAGGAGATAGTCTAGTATATAAAAAGTATGATATTTCGCAACTAGTCGGTCAGCAGTTAAGAGGTTTGACTTCTGGCGTTTTAGCGAATGTACTTGCTACAAAACTAGCAACAGAAGCAACCGCTGATACTATTTTTGTTAGTTATCTAAACAGTGGTAATTCTAACACAGAACCCACGTTTAGACAGGGTGAGACGCTAGAGGTAGTAGATGGTATTAATACACCCCTTCTAGTCGTTGGAACGGACGGTAGCGTCCTCCCAACTAGCATTGATGTTACTAATCCTGATACTGGAGAAACAACATCTCTAGAAAGTCCTGCAATGGGATTTGGTTCTGCTGTAAAAGTAGAAGAAGGTATCTATTTTGTCAATGGTTATTTTGTTCGTAACGATGAGCAACTCCTCGTTATCGACGAATATTACGACAAACCCTCCGCAAAAGTTGGATTTACAATTAAAGAAGAGATTGTAACACCTGAAGCAGATGTATCTCTATATGATAATGCAATTGGATCTTCCAACTACACCGCACCTGGAGCACATAGACTAAAAATTGGTCTAGAAATTAAAGAGTTTGCACTTGGTGCAATCACTGATAAGAATTTTATTCAACTACTCACGGTTAAGAGAGGAGTTGTACAAAGAAAAGTATCACCATCTGACTTCAGTGTTCTTGAGCAAACACTTGCTCGTAGGACATTTGATGAGAGTGGTGATTATGTTGTTGATAACTTTAGTGTTGATATGCGCGAGTGGGCGCAGAAAGACAACAACAAAGGCATCTATGGTGCTGATGAGTTTGGTCTATACAATGGATACACTGCTAGTGAAGCTTCCAGAAAAATGGTTGCTAGCATTGGTCCTGGTAAGGCATATGTCAAAGGATATGAAATTGTCAATAAAGAGACTAAGTATCTTGAGATTAACAAAGCAAGAGAAAGTCTTTCTACCGACAATGTAACTCTTAAAACAAGAGGTTTGCCATCTCTCAACGTTACTAATGTATATGGCAGTATTCCTCTAAACAAAGAAGGTTCTGATCTAACTGCATATCCTGATGTATTCTTATATCAAACATTCACAGATGGATCTATCGGTCTAAATGGAACTGAAGGATCAACAGATCACAGACAAACTATTGCTAGAAGAGGTCTTTCCTTCACTCCAAATGATGCAATCAGAACTATTACTATTAAAGTAAATGGTTTGAATGGTCAACCAACACTAGGTTCCATCACTGATGCAAACTTCCAAACTGATTATGCTGAAATCTATTTCATCAAGACAAGACTTGACAATGGTTTTGGTCAGAGTGTTGGTTCTGTAAAGACACTATCTTTTGCCACAATCAACAGACCAGGCATTGATAGCAATGTAAACCAGCAGTTCTTGGAATTGACTGTGTTTGGTAACAAGGCAGAGATTGAAAATCTTCTAATTGATTATGATGATAGTGATCCTACTAAGAAGAGAACACTATTCCTCAGTGAAAGTGATGCATTATCACAGGCAGATCCATTCCCATACTGGGGTGAGATTGTAGACTATAGAAATTCTATCACACCTGTTATTGGTAAGGTAAAACCAAGCAACTTCTCACTAGAACAAAGAGGTGCTGGTTTCAATTCTGATAGCGATATCATTCTATCTAAAGGTCGTCTTGCAGGTGGTGCAGCGACATACAATAGTATTTTCAAATTTGCATATTTTGATCCTCAGTTCTTCACCAAGATCCTACTAGAATCTGAACCAACTCCTGCTGCATTTGAAGAAGGTAAATATATCTTCGGTCTAGACAGTGGTGCATATGGTGTTATTGAAGGTACAGCATCTGGTGTATATTCCACAGATAATCAACTCTTCGTTAAGACACTATCTGGTGAATTTAAATCTGGTGAAACAATTAGATCTGAAGATGGTGAGACTGTAAAAGTTGCAAAAGATAATACTATTTCCCACTTCATCACTCTTAAGAGAGGATCTGGATATACTAGCGGTGCAACTGTTCAATTGAATGGTGTTACTTACGATTCTTCTAAACTAGAAGCAGTTGTATATGGTTCTGCTGTCTATAAAGTTGACATCAATAATAGAAATGCTCTAAGAAATATTGAGTTCTCTCAACCACCTGAAGTTGTAATTGCTGGTTCTGGTGATAGTTCTGGTGCTGCTGAAGTTCGTGCAGTTCTATTCAGAAATAGTGTAACAACATACACACCAAATAATGTTAAGTCTATTGGTTCTTCTTATGGATCTGGTGGTGGTAACAAGTTTAGTGGTGATCTAGTAGTAGATAATCAGGAATACTCTGAGATTTCTAATGTAACAGACTTTACGTTCTTTGGAACTAAAGGCACGATGTTTGTAGAATCTACAAGTTTCAGTGCAAACGCTGCTGGTCTACTTCTTCCTGGCGATCTTGTTCAGTTCTCTGATGATGACAATAATCTAGTCAGAGCTCTCGTAGAATATGCTACAACTCCTGCTGGATCTGCTAAGACTAGAATTTATCTAGATACTGCTCTTCCTGGCAATGTTACTAACACAAGTATTGTAAGATTGCGTCCAAAGAGTGTCAATACTACAAGTGGCACACTATTGTTCCCAACAGGTAGCAAACAAGTAGAAAAGATCTCTGCTGGTGGTGACGATACTAAGATTAAGTATTACTTCCGTAGAGATTTTGTTACTACTGCTTCTTCTAGTGGTGGTCTAATTACATTTGCTGCACAGTTGCCATTCGGTACACAAAGATTTGCTGCATTTACTGAAGCAAATTATATTGTAACTGTACTTGACCCAGGTGATGCACCTAACATCGCCAAGGGAGATATCATTTATATTCCCGAAGATTCTGTATCTATTACTTCTGCTACAGATACTGCTAGTGGTCTAACATCTGGATCTATTAGTCTAGCATTGAGTGAAGGTTACTTTGGTACTATTCCTAGCAATGGTGACTTCCCTAAACTCAAGTTGACTGCAACTCTAGAAGTATCTAACGCAAAACCAAGACTTAAGACTGCTGTAAGAAACAAGAGAATTGTTGTTACTGCATCTGGTGACCGCGTTATTCCTTTGAGAGGAACAGATTATGATACAGAGGTTATTGAAACTCTATCATACTCTGACGTATTCAAACTCAGATATGTTTATGAAGGTACTCCATCTCAACCACCTGAGGTTGATACTGCTGGTAACCTAGTGTCTGGTACAGATGTAACATCCAGATATACTTTTGATGATGGTCAGAGAGATACCATTTATGAGGTATCTAGAATTGTCCTAAAACCTGGATTTGAATCTGCTGGTGGTCAACTTGTCATTGCATTTGATTACTTCCAGCAATCTCAAGGAGACTTCGTTACTATCGACAGTTATCTACATGAAGCAGGTGTTACTGAAGACGAAATTCCTTCTTTCAACTCTGCAGTTCTAGGTAACGTTGAACTTAAGAACGTAATTGACTTCAGACCTAAGGTTGATGTCAATGCTATCATCCCAGGTTATCTTGACAAGTCTCTACTAGAAGTAACCGAAGGATCTTTTGCAGGCAATGGATCTGTTATTGCTAGCACCCCTGCTCCTGATTCTAATCTTGAGTATACATTCTCATTCAGTCAGGTTCAATATCTTGATCGTATTGATGGTGTGTTCTTGACACAAAAGGGTGACTTTGTTGTGAAGGAGGGTAATTCTTCTTTGAACCCAACAAAGCCAGATCCAATTGAAGATGCAGTCGCTCTCTTTTATGCATATATTCCTGCATATACAAAGACAAGCAAAGATGTAAGAATTACCCCCGTTGACAATAGACGCTACACAATGCGTGATATTGGTAAACTGGAGAAACGCATTGAACGTCTTGAATATTATACCACACTCAGCATTCTTGAGCAACAAGCTCTCAATATGCAGGTCAAGGATAGTGTTGGTCTAGACAGATTTAAGTCTGGTTTCTTTGTTGATAACTTTGAAGCACATAGAGGTAATCTCAAGTCTTTGGATCATGTATGTGCTATTGATCCTCAACAGTCTGTATTGCGTCCACAATCCAAGGAAGATAGTCTTTCTCTTGTAGAAATTAATACTAGAGAAGATCAGAGAGCAGTTTCTGGTTATAAGAAAACAGGAAGTCTTGTATCTCTACCATATACAGATCTAGAACTACTAGGTAATCCATCTGCATCCAAAGAACTCAATCCAAATCCATTCGTTGTTCTACAATACGTTGGTGATGGTGAAGTTTCTCCTTCCATTGATCAATGGTATGATCAAAAAGAAGAACCAATTATTGTAGATACAAACACAACTCTATTCAACATTTTCTTAGCAAAAGATAGTGTTGAGGAAGCGTTCTCCAGTATCCACAACTCTTTTGTTGTTAACTGGGTTGGAACAGCACCTTCCTTTACTGCAATTAATTCTCTTGGTGAAATCAATACTCAGCAAGCAAATGCAACTGTAGAAAGTGCTGCTATTTCCAGTTCTTCCAACATCAGTCCTCAAAACAATGATATTGGTAAAGGTGTTCAGTCTAAGACAGTCAACGGTAATATTGTTTCTACTGCTTTGTCATTCTATGCAAGAAGCATTCCTGTCAAGTTTGTAATCAGAAGAATGAAACCTAATACAAGGATGTATGTATTCCTTGAGGGTAGAAAAATTGATCGTTGGGTAAACCCAGACCTAAGATTTACTGGTATTGCTGGTAACTCCCTGTCTGCATTCAATGGTCCTATCACAACTGATGAGTATGGTAATGCTTCTGGTCTAATCATTCTTCCTGCTGGTTATCCACCACTAGAGAATGCAACATGGACTGGTGATATCGATACAGTTGGATATGACACAGATGCTGAAGAAGTATCAATCACTTCTGGTATTCTAACATTCAGATTTACATCTAGTTCTTCAAATGAAGCAAAAGAAGATGTAGATAGCTACACTGAAGTTAAGTATTATGCTACTGGTGTCCTACCAGAAAATCCTTCTAGCATTGTATCTACAAGACCTTCTTACTTCAAGTCTAACGAAGGTGTTCAGTTGATTGAAAGCAATACTGATAACCCTGTAAGACCTAATCCACTTGCACAAACCTTTAAGGTTGAGAACCTAGAGGGCGGATGCTTTATTACTGGTCTAGATCTATTCTTCAGCAAGAAGAGTACAAATGTACCAATCAAAACATATATCACTAATGTAGACGCAGAAAAACCAGGAAAGAATATTGTTCCTGGATCCGAGAAAACACTACCACCAAACACTTTCCTCAAGTGCTATGCAAACGGTGATGTTGCTGTTTACAAAGGTGAGAATGTAACTGGTTTATCTTCTGCTGCTTCAGGTCCTATTCTACAAATCTTTGATAAGAACAATGTAGAACTAGTTGCAACTGCATCTGGTAAGTATAGTCTGACTAATGAGCAAGTATACACTGTTGTTCTTAGCAACCATAACGGTAAATCTTTTGTGCAGAATGAAGATCTATCAATTCCTTCTGTCACACTAGCAAATGCTACGGACGGCACTAATCTAAAACTAACAATTGCAAAAGACAGTGGTAAGTTGTCTGATATCAAGGTGACAAACCCTGGTCAAAATTATGACAGTGCAATTCTAACTATTGAAAGTCCACAACTTCCTGGTGGTTCTACTGCAACAGCAAGAGTAGAAGTTTCTGGTGGTAAAATTTACAACACTGAGATTTCTCTAAGTGGTTTTGGTTATACCGAACCACCTTCTGTTGTTGTTAAAGGTATTGGTAATGGTGCAGGTGGATGTGAAATCCAAACCTTTATTGAGATTGACACACCTGCAGTAAGAATGGGTGTTGCAATCGACAGAGAGGGTGTTACAAATTCTACCACACCAACAAACTTTAAGTTTGATTATCCTGTATATCTACAAAATGATACAGAGTATGCTCTAGTTGTAGAGACAGATTCTACCGACTACAAACTCTGGGCGTCTAGACTAGGTGAGACTGATATTGCTACTAGCACTGTTATCACTACACAACCTGCTCTAGGTTCTGTTTATAAGTCTCAAAATACCGAGAGTTGGCAGGAAGACATCTTTGAAGATCTAAAATTCAAGATGTATCGTGCAGAGTTTGATATTACTAGACCTGCTACACTGAAACTCAAGAACAAGTCTCTTGGTTATGAGTTGCTCAAACCAAATCCATTTGAAACTAATGCTAGTGCAAACAGCAATGCAAATTCGTTGCTATTCAAGAACAATAATGGTATCTTGAAAGTTTCTCATAGAGACAATGGTTTTGAAGACAGTGGTAAATCTTATGTTTACTACAGAAGTGCTAAAGAAACAGGTGGTATTACATCTGCTGCTTTGAATAGCACACTCTTCCAAATCACTAACAGTGGTATTGATACTTACAATATTACTTCTGTCACTGATGCTTCTGCAAACTCTTTTGGTGGTGGCGATAATGTTTATGCCACTTACAATAGAAAGTTTGAAACTCTATATCCACAAGTAGGATATCTAACATTCACTGGCACTAAGTTAGATTGTTCTGTTAAGACAACTGATGTAATCCCTGTAGATTCTTCTACAACAAATTACAATTCTTATGATCAAACAGGATTTGAGAAAGCGTTCTTGAATGAACCACAATACTTCACAAATCAGAAGATGATTGCCTCTGATATTAATGAAACTCTCAATAATATTACTGATGGTTCTCTACAGTATCAGATGGTTATTTCTTCTACAGTAAGTCACCTATCTCCAGTAGTTGATCTAGGAAATGCTACTGTTAAAACCTCTAGCAGCAGAATTGAAAATGCTTCTGGTAAAGAAAATAGATTTGGTAGAAGAGACCAAGTTGTTAAGTTCTATCCAATCTATCAATTCCAACTTGCTGGTGGAACAGAAATCCAAGCAAACCAGACTATCCAAGGTCAAACAACCAAGGCATCTGGTACTATTGCTAGAATAAATGGTGCCGTTGTATATGTTAAGGTCAAGACGCAGCAGTTCTTCCAAAAAGGAGAAACTGTTACTCTTGGAAACCAACTAAGTCAGACTTCAGTTACTGTAGATTCTAACCCATCTGAACTATTCTTCGATATTGATGATGGTGCTACAATCATTGCACGTAACCCATCTAATACTGCTCAGACTTATGACAATAAGATTACTGGTAAAGCAGTTATCTGGAATAGCAAGACACAAGAACTCAGAGTTAGAACTGATGTTCAACCTCTAGCAAATGACTACACTGGAAGAATTGTAGACAATGCATTGTTCTCCAGAAACTCTGTAGTTGCAGATCAAGTTGCTGATATCTTTAGAGTTGGTGATATTATTTCTTATCCAAATCAACCTGCTGAAGAAGCTGGTTATCTAGAGGTAGGAACTTTGACATACTCCAATGGTATTGACTTTGTTGCAGAAGATACTTCTAAGAACAGTTCTTCTGCTTCTAAGTATGTAACTAAGGAAATCGGTATTAGTAATCCTGGAACATCTATTGATGTTAGACTAACAGTTAATGTAAAAGAAACTGAGAACATCAGAGTTCTTTACAGAATTAAGAAAGCGTCTAGTCAGGAGAACTTCGATGATATTGATTGGGTATACTTCAATACAGATGGTTCACCAGATGTACTAGAACTTGCGACTAGCGAGAATAGTATCTCTGGTACTGTTGAAAAGCAATCTTCTTATCAAGAATTTAAGTACAGTGTCTCTGATCTACCTGAATTCTCCTCGTTTGGAGTGAAGATTGTTATGAAGTCCGTAGACCCAGCATTCGCTCCTAAGGTCCAAGACATTCGCGCTGTTGCATCCTTCTGATTTTCCGCGCATGAAGCATATCAAGGTTGAAGGGCATGAT